ATGACTTAATGATGAATGTGATTTCAGGAAATGTGACATTAGCAAATGTAGCGGATGATACTGTTGCTTGGTTTCAAATTTCAAGAGATGTAGCTACAGATACAAACACAGACAGTGCTAGATTAATTGGCTTAAAGTTATTCTGGACTAATGACGCATCTAATGATGCTTAATTAAAGGAGCAAAGATGAAAGGTTTTAAAGTAAGAGATACGGTAATGTTAACAGATGTAAATAGACATCCAGATGGGGTAGATGTTCCGTCTAATTATCTTAATGGGAAAGTTACAAATGGAAAACTTTGGTGGCGACCTGTTAATCTTGTTAAGCCTGACTATGACCCTGAGATTGAAATAAGAACTTTTTCTTCAAGAGTAATTAATAATGCAAGCGTAGATGTAACTTATGTGGTGATTGATAGAGACTTAGCAGAAGTTAAAACAAATAAATTAGAAGCTGCAAGGGTCATTGGCAGGGCTAAACTTCATGTGGCATATGACCAAGAAGATCAAACCAATGCTGCTATTGGCGAATCAACAGCAGGAGAAAAGACTGCTATTAGAGCAGCAATAGCTTCTTATAAAACATATTTTCAAACTGATTTAAAACCAGCAGTTAATGCTTGCACTACAGTACAGCAGGTAAAGGCTATTGTTATTGATTTTCCTGACATTCCATAGGAGATAAAAGTGCTAGAAAGAATCTTGAATTTTGGTGCTTACACAAGAGGTGGTGGAGATGGAACTGCTTATGATTTTGATGGTACAGGAGATAAGCTGACTGTTGCAGATCACGCAGATTGGGATTTTGGCTCAGATCCTTTTTGTATAGAGCTATGGGTTTATATTACGGACAGTACACAAAATGATTCTTTAGTATCGCATGGCGCAGCTAATGGTGAAACATGGGAGTTATTGCATTTGGGTTCTTCTAATCAACTTCAATGGCAAACAGAAAGTGCAGCAGAAACAAATTTAACTATACAGGAAACATGGAATCCTTCAAATGCAACTTGGTATCATGTAGCTTTTAGCAGAGATGGGTCTAATAACTATCGAATGTTTATTGATGGTACTATCTTAGGTTCAGCAACTAATAGTGCCGCTAATCCTCCATCCTTAGGTGGGGACTTAGCTTTAGCTGAAAGGGCTTGGACAGCAGGAAATACCTTTGACGGTAGAATGGATGAAATTAGAATTTCTAAGGGAGTAGCTCGATATACAGCCAATTTTATAGTACAAACCGCACAACATAAAATTGATGCTAATACAGTTTTGCTAATTCATTGCGGAGAGGCTATTGTCTCTGGCACAACAGGAAGTGGAGCTACCTTTGTAGAATCAGGCAATACTGGTCACACAATTACAGAAAATGCTAATGCCATAAGAGATACTACAATTTTTAAATTTTAATAGGAGGATTTGTTATGGATTATATAAAGGGAAAGAAAACCTATATTGTTGCAGGAATGATGGTGGCTATTTCTTTATTTAAAATATTTACAGGTGATATGAGTTTAATGGAATTAATGGCAAGCAACGACTTGATGCTGCTTCTTGAGGGTTTTGGTTTAGCTACTTTAAGAAAAGGTATAAGCAATGGTTAAAGATAATAAAAGTGATGATTTCAGGTTAGGGGAAATCCATGCCCATGTTAAGCAGATACCAAAAATCCATGCTGATGTTACTCAGCTAAAGAGTGATGTAGCAGTTTTAAAATACAAAAGCTCTATGTGGGGTGCAATAGGTGGCAGTATCATGTTTGTTGGGATATGGCTATATAAGAAGTTTGGTGGTAGTTAATGAAAAAAGAGAACCTTTATAAACTAATAGTAGCTATTATTATGGCTGTCATTGGCTGGTATGTAACTGACCAGTCAAATACAAACACAGCACAATGGAGAGCTATAGGTGAAATCAGGAAAGAGATGAGGACACAATGACTTTAACATGCAGAAATTGTGGAACAAATGTAACCATACTTGAAAGATACGAGAAATGTCCATTATGCGAAAGCAAGGATATAGTTATTCGTGATTAGACGATATAAATATTCTGACTATGTTGAGTTAAGAAATATGCTTTGTGAAGAAGAAATTCCTCCCATAGAGCATAGGTTTGATAAGCACATGACAAGCATACTGGAAGAAGAAGATAAGATAAAAGGTTTCTTTACAATCAATGGACATTTAAAACATGGACATATAGCTTTGATTCATTTTTGTACAAACAGTAAATTTAGGACACCAGCGTTAGCCAGACAACTAACGAAAGAATTAATAAAGAAGGTAAAGTCGCTAAAAGCTAAGAAATTTATAATTAATTGCCCTGTAGAAAAGAAATATCTTCAGAGAGTGATTAAATATTATTTTAAAAAAGACCCCTACGCAGATAAGAGTAGACATAATTTTACATTAGTGGAGGTGTAATATGGGTGGTGGCAGTCCAAGTGTACCAGAACCTACACAAGAAGAAAGAGATTTGCAGAGAGCACAAGCTGAAGCTGTCCAAACGCAGAACTTGTTATTGCAAGAGCAACTAGCTGCGTCTCAGCAAGCAAGGGAACAGCTGTCCCAGATTAG